TTGGTGAGTGGTATAGACCAATGCTTCTGCATATTCGTTTTATGCAAAATACAGCATCTTTGTTAATTAATGGAGAACAAGTTTTATCTTTTACTTTTAATGTTGATGATTTAACATTTCCAGATGAAATAGATGCACAAGGTAAAGATCAAGACTGGCTTGGTTTTTATTCATATGAGGATATAAATCCTTTTGAAATTGATTGTATTTCTATATATCCTTATCAAGTTCCAATTACAATAGCAAAAAAAAGATGGGTTTATGGACAAGCAGTAGTTTCTCCCGAATCTATTGATTTATCTTATGGAGGAGCATCAACATTCATTGACTATCCATTTTCTGGGTATACAGCAAACTACTCATATCCAAATTTTGCAAAATGGGAACAAGGAAGTTTTGATAATTTAACAACAAGCTCACAATCTTTGTCTACACCACAATACTCTTTGCCAAATATATCTATTCAAGGAAAAACACTATTAGAACTTTATGCGGACAATAAAGAAATTCAAGATGAACAAGATAACTTTATTACATTTAGGCCAAATAACTCCTGGAGTAATATTCACTCTTATTTTAATTTTAACAGCTTTAATGTTATAAACAATGAACCAATAGCAATATATGGCATATTTAGTTCAGAAAACATGCTATCTAGAGAAACACTATTTACAATCTACAACTCAATTACAAAAAATTATTTTTCTGCAACAAAAGAAGATGACCACGTAAACTATTCTCTTTTCTATAATGGAGAACAAGAAACAATATATGATGATTTTGTTTATCAAAGTTTTTATGATGATGAAGGATTAATTATTGATGCTGGAACTTATAATACAGCATTTTGGGATAACACAATAGAAGGTGGAACTCCAACGACTGTATTTGCTGGAATAGTTCCTGGAGAAAAATATATTGCTGGAATAAATATTGAAAAAATGGTTAATTTTTTTGGTGGCAATGTTGCATCATTTTTTGGAAACAAAAATGGATTAGAAATATATGTAGGCGGGGATAATAATCCAAATAACTCTTTTACGGGTAATATTTATAAGTTTGGAATATCAAGTAAAGTAAATGAAAAATTAATTAAAGATAATTTTAATAGTGAAGGAATAGCAATTAGTTCTTCAGTAAATGAAATGAATGATCACATTGCAAGCTACACTTTGGCTTCATTTGAAAGATATGGAAACTATTTTCTTGATATTAATTCTTATGGATACTGGGAAGACTATATGCCACTATCTTATTTTGCAAAATATGTTACAAACTCTAAGGGAAAAAGTTATTATGACCTTGACTTTTTACAGTTTAATATAGACATACCTTCACCTTCTGTTACCTCAGAGCTTGAAGAAGTGTCAAGTTGGACATATTTAGAATTAAAGAATGAATACTTATTTCCAATACAAAAAAATTATGGTCAACTTGATAACTTTTTGTTAACTAATTGGGAAGACTATGCAGATCTTCAAAATAAATCAATTTCTACTTACAAATATGATACATCAAATTCAACAATAAAAACATATATAAGTTTTCAGTATATTCAAGATGGAGCAAATAATCTAGATTCTTTTTTTACATTAGTTGAACCAATACAAGATAGTTTAGTTATTGACATTGATTCTTTTGAAAACTGGGAAACAACAAAATTTGAAGTAGTAAATGATACAATAATTTACCCAAGCAAAAAAATTGACTTTAATGAAATTGCAATTGTCTATCATCTTGAATTTAACTCAATTGCAATTAATAAAAATCCAGTATCTATTAAAAAATTAGAAATTGCATCTCAAGCACTCAATGATAATTCATTTAATCCAGTTGGAACTAGATTTGGACAAAACATTTTTCCTTTTAAAAAATCTGGAGTCTATTATGATTATAAATCAAAAAATCCATTTAACATTTATAAAGGAAGCACTCCGTATCTTTATTTAACTAGGGATTCAGGAATTAAAGTAAGCGGAGAAACTAGCCTACAAACCAGTCGTGGAATATCTATTCCAATCAATAGCTCACTAGCACAAGACTATAAAATAAATGCAGTACAACTTTGGTTGAGATATGACAGCTTGTTTTTTTCATTAGAAGAAAAAAACTTATTTGAAATAAACTATAAAGGAGACACCATAAAGTTTTATGTTTCTTCTGATAACATTAATGGAACACGTGGAAAAATTGTTGCAAGAAGCGAGTTAACAAATCAAGAATATCAAGGAATTTCTTATTTTTGGAACGGTAATTTAGTAAGAGAGCCAAGAATAACCAAAAATGAGTGGGGAGTTTTAGCCATTGCTTTTCCAGAATCTCTTAACTTTAACTCATATCTGGGAAATATTAATTTAACTGGATCAGCCTTATTTAACAATATATCTTATTATCAATCTACAGGAATTCAAACAATCCAAAAATCTATAAATCGCCCATGGTCAAGGGTAAAAAATGATGGAGAAAATGAATTAGACTGGCAGTATTGGCTTGATAACTATACCTGGAATGGACTTCTTGTATTGTCTACCGTAGATCTTTATGGCTCAAATCCAATTGAAATTTATAAAACCTACATAGGAACCAATAAGATTATTATTGATGATAATCAAGGAATGTCGCTTGACTCTGTAAAAATAAAGGTATATAACGACACATCTTGGCAGGTTCAGGTTAAGGTACCAGTGTAATATGGTATACTAAAGTTTATGAAATCATTAATTGATCCAGAAACTGGCGAACCTCTTGTAAAAAATGTACGTAGGCAGGTTATTGAAAAAAAATATAACTGGGGACTATATGTATACAAAAAATCAAACGGTAAATGGTTTACAGATGGACAAGGAAATGTTTTAAACATAGAGTCAATGCGTAATGATTTGGCAAAGATATCAGAATTAAAGCAAGCAGCAAAATACTACGGAGACGATGGAGACGGAGAAGCAGTCTTTGTCCCTGGACTTACAAGAATTGATGATGAAGAGCACTCTGTTCAATTAGACAGAATGAAGTCTGGACTTATTCCATCTATGAATGACTTAGGTGCTTGGCATGCTGCTCAGCAAACATTAAATAAATCAGGTAAGGATGCTTTTGATGAGTGACGATTACAACAACGACTATATTCAAGCAAGACTTGGAACAACAGAAAAACAAGAAAATCCATTTAAAGATAGCGATCCATTTAACAAGTCTTGGGATGAACTAAAAGGTTTAGGCGGTATACAAGAAAACTTTAAGCGTCGTGTAACAAGACAAGTAAACAAAGCATCAAATGCTAGTGGATACCTTGCTACAAATGCAAACATTGATTTATTGTCAACATCATATCTTGACTCCGCCAACGCAGATCCAAAAGGCATTAATGAAACAGGATCAAAAGCTATTAATCCTGGACTTGTTTATAGAAATGGATATGGACTATTTGATGTAATTACTCCACCATATAACCTATATGAGCTTGCTAATTTTTATGATACATCTTTTGCTAACCATGCTGCCATTGATGCAAAAGTAGAAAATGTTGTAGGACTTGGATATCGTTTTGATGTAACAGATAGAACAAGCCTAAGCCTTGAGTCAAATGATAATGCAGATGCTGTTGGCCGTGCTCGTAAAAGAATTGAACGTGCAAAGCTTGAATTGCGTGACTGGCTTGAGTCTCTTAATGATGACGATAGTTTTACAAGAACAATGGAAAAGGTTTTTACAGACCTACAATCTACTGGAAATGGTTATCTAGAAATTGGTAGAACTGTTGCTGGAGAAATTGGATACGTTGGTCACATTCCTTCAATTACAATGAGAGTTCGTAGACTTCGTGATGGATTTGTTCAGATCATTGGGCCAAAGGTTGTTTATTTTAAAAACTTTGGAGCAAAAAATTCTAATCCTCTTACAGAAGATAATCGTCCAAACGAGATTATTCATTTTAAAGATTATTCTCCATTAAATACTTATTATGGAGTACCAGACATTGTTGCAGCATTTCCATCACTAATTGGAGATCAACTTGCATCACAATACAACATTGATTACTTTGAAAATAAAGCTGTTCCAAGATATGTAATTACTTTAAAGGGTGCCAAGCTTTCATCAGATGCAGAAGATAAAATGTTCCGTTTCTTGCAGACTGGACTAAAAGCTCAATCACATAGAACTCTGTACATACCACTTCCTGGAGACAATGACAACAATAAAGTTGAATTTAAAATGGATCCAATTGAAAATGGTATTCAAGATGGATCATTTAAAGAGTATCGTAAACAAAATAGAGATGATATTTTAATTGCACATCAGGTTCCAATTTCTAAACTTGGAGGCTCAGAGTCTGGAGCAACAGCTGGATCTTTAGCCCAAGACCGTACATTTAAAGAGCAAGTATCTCGCCCAGCACAACAAGATCTTGAAAAAATAATCAACAAAATAATTAAAGAAAAAACAGATATATTAGAGTTTAGGTTTAATGAACTTACTCTTACAGATGAAATTGCTCAGTCTCAAATTCTTGAACGGTATGTAAAGAATCAAATAATGCTTCCTAACGAAGCAAGAGAAATTCTTGATTTACCACAAGCTGAGCATGGAGATGAACCTTTAGAGTTAAGCCCAAGGCAAGCAGCTGACTCAAGAGCTAACTCTGGAAAAACAAGGGCACGGGATGCAGAAAGATCAAACAATGCATCAGACAGTACTACAACCGTATCTGGAAGAAATCCAAAGG